ATGCTTGCGTTCGCTTTGCTGGCATCGCTCGACTGCGAGACTGCACAGGACGTTGCCAGCTGCGCCCTGAAAGGTGCGGGGTATCCTCTGCCGCCCGAGGTCGACGCGATGGAAGACGCCCGCTGGTGGGCCGCCCGCGCATCCAGGCAGGAACTTAAGGCCTTCGCGCTGGCATCGTTCCGGGCAATGCCGGCGCGTGACCAGACGGCTTTTCTGTCCTTCGTCCAGGAGCGGGAGGCCGCAGCATGAAAATGCTTGTAACCCGAACCCCTATCGCGGCCGCAGATCCTTTCGAGCTGGCCGACCTCAAGGCACAGATACGGGTTGACGCTGACGAGGAAAACGAAGCGATCAAGACGATGGGGCGGACTGCGGCGGCGCAGCTCGAGCACTTCGCACAGATCGCGCTGCTGACGCAGACGATCCACGTGACGATCTTTGATCCTGCACCGCAAAGCGGTTTGCGCCTGCCCATCGGCCCGGTCGCGGATGGGGACGCCCCGGCCGTCACAATCGACAGCGCGGCTTTCAGCGCGTTCGACTTTGTGGGTGGCAACCGGCCTTACATCCGTTGGCGCGACAGCTACCACGCGCTGACACCGCGCCAGGTCGAAGTCGAGTATCAGGCGGGGTTCGGGATCGCGGCGTCGGACGTGCCAGCGGACCTCTCACAAGCTCTCATGGATCAGGCCGCGTTGCTTTACGACGGCCGGTCAAACTGGACCGATAAGCTTTTCGGCACCTCGCCACACCTTGCGGTGATCGGGGCCAGGTATCGCGGGGTGCAGCTATGACCGAGCGTGAGCTGGACGAGCTGCTGACGTTCCGCTGGCCGATGGTCGTGCGGCGCGCCGTCGCGGTCGGCAACGAATGGGAGGCTGGCTTCGCCAAGTCGATCGCGCGCCACGGCAAGCGGAAGAACTGGCGTCCGACTTATCGGCAGGCCCAAGTCATGCGCCGAATGGTGGAAGAGCTGACGGCCGCGCCGGAACCCGAATTCGATCTGATCGAGGAGTAAGCGAAGGGCGACCCTGCACGCCACCTCATGCAGGGCCACGAGTGGTGGTTCGGGTCACAACGGTGGCACCACGCGTGTCTCTGTCTACCACGGGCGGGATCACAGGCAAAGGGCAGTCCGAAAGGCCGAAGCCCGATCCCCGGCGCAGCGTTTACGCGTCGAAAGTAGCGGCCAACCGACTGGCGGAAACGCACGACCAGTTGGGCCTAAAGCGATGGACCGGCTCCGTTGAGCAGGACTTCACGCAGAGGGCATAGGGACTGCCGCGCTTCCTAGCGTGGGCAGTCGTCCTATGCCCTTCGCTCCGAACCTCACCATTGAGCAGGTGAGACAGAACAGACAGCGCGCAACACACGCGAGGGAGACGACGATGACAAAACACACCGACCGCGCGACGGCTGATCTGTTCGGAACTGGTCCCAATGCCGCGACTTCAGTTAACCTTGGCTACCGGGGTGGGAGTGTTCATTTCTCTCTTCTGGAAAAAATCCGGGGAAAATCGCCCGGCGTCCGCGCAATTCAGTTTCTGGGCCTTCTTCGCATTCCCGAGGGCAAAAAGGCCGGAAAACCTCTGAAACTGGCGAATTTCCAGCGCAGTTTCGTGAAAGGCGCATTCGGCAAGAAGGTCACGGTCGGCGTTCTGTCCATCGGGCGCGGCAACGCGAAGACGGCACTTTCGGCAGGGCTTGCCCTCGCGGACCTGGTGGGCGCTCTCGATGAAGCCCCCCAGCCGAACCGAGAGATCATCTTCGCAGCCCGCAACCGTGACCAGGCGCGCATCGCCTTCAACTTCGTGCTGGGCTACATCGCTGGTCTGCCCGTCGAAGATCAGGCCATGTTCACCATCCGGCGCGGGTCGAAGCTCGAGGTCGAATTCGCGGGCAACGGCGGCGGTCTGGCGCGCTGCATCGCGGCCGATGGCAAGTCGGTCCTGGGCGGTGCCCCTACGCTGGCTATCCTGGACGAACGGGCGGCGTGGGAACGCGAGAAGGGCGACAACCTCGAGAACGCGATCCTGTCCGGCCTGGGCAAACGTGACGGCCGCGCGCTGATCATCTCGACGTCAGCGGCCGACGACACCAACACCTTTTCCCGATGGCTGGATGAACCGCCGCCCGGTGCCTACGTCCAGGAACATCGGCCCGCCTTCGGACTGCCTGCGGACGATCTGCCGTCGCTCCTCGAGGCGAACCCCGGCGCGTCCGAAGGCATTGGTTCGACGCCTGACTGGCTGGTGTCGCAGGCGCGCAGCGCGATTGCGCGGGGCGGATCGGCCTTGACCAGCTTCCGCAACCTCAACCGCAATGAGCGCGTCTCGATCGAGAACCGCAGTGTCCTGGTCACAGTCGATGAATGGCTGTCGGCCGAGGTGTCACCAGCCGAACTGCCGCCGCGCGACGGCCCCTGCGTTTTGGGCGTGGATCTGGGCGGCTCGCGCAGCATGTCCGCCGCATCGTTCTACTGGCCGAACACGGGTCGCCTCGAGTCCCTGGGCACCTTCCCGGCATCGCCGTCGCTCGCAGATCGCGGCGCATCCGATGGCGTGGCGGGGCGCTACACCGAGATGCTCGAGCGCGGCGAATTGTCCGTCATGGGCGAGAACACAGTCCCGCCGGGGCCTTGGATGGCCGCAATCGTCCGCCAGCTCGACGGCATCCAGCCCGCCTGCATCGTGGGGGACCGCTTCCGTCACGCTGAATTCACCGAGGCGCTGAACAACGCCGGGCTGGCCCGCGTCCCCCTGATCTGGCGCGGGTTCGGCTGGAAGGACGGCAGTGAGGATATCGAGCGGTTCCGCCGCGCGCTCTTCGATGGCGAGGTGAAGGCGGTGCCGTCGCTGTTGCTGCGGTTCGCCTTCGCGGACGCCGTGACCCTGATCGACCCGGCCGGGAATGCCAAGCTGGGCAAGGGCCGTTCTCTGGGCCGGATCGACGCGGCTGCGGCGACGGTGCTGGCCGTGGCCCAGGGCGCTCGGATGAAGGCGGCGCCCCAACAGAAGCGACGTGTCCAATGGCTATGAGCAAGCAACACCGGCGGCATTCCCGGAAAGTCACCAGCTCGAAGCGCTGGAAGGTGCTGCGAATGCAGATCCTCGAGCGCGACAGGTTCCGGTGTCGATCCTGCGGCTGCGGTGGGCGGCTCGAGGTCGATCACATCAAGCCCGTCCGAACGCACCCGGCGCTGTCCTATGACCCCGGCAACCTGCAAGCGCTTTGCGGTCCCTGCCACACACGAAAGACCCGGATCGAATGCGGGCATCCCGCACCGATCCAATCGCCCGAGCGTGACGCTTGGGCGGACGCCGTTGCCGATCTGGCAACAAAACCCAACCCGGCCATGTAAGGATAAATCATGCTGGAATCTGTGAAGATCGCTCGCCGCCAGAGCGAAATCCGCCAATCGCTGGCGGAGCTGGCGGGCAAGGAAACCCCGTCCGAGGACGAAGTCCGTCAGATGGACACGCTGGATCGGGAATACCGTTCCAACGAAACCCGGTATCGTGCGGCCCTCATTGCCGAGGACACCGAGCGCCGCGAAGCGGGCGACGAGCTGGAAACCCGGTCCGATCGCGACTGGCAGGAGCTGGTCGGGCGGTTCGAGCTGCGCCAGGTCGCGTTCAACCTGGACGAAGGCCGCGACCTGTCTGGTGCCACGAAAGAGATTGTGGACGAGCTGCGGCAGGCTGGCGGCTATCAGGGCGTCCCGATCCCACTGGCGGCGCTGGAAACCCGCGCTGGCGAGACAGTCGCGGGCGATCAGATCAACCCGCGCCAGATCCGTCCGATCATCGACCGGCTGTTCCCCGGCAGCGTTGCCGCGCAGCTGGGCGTCCAGAACATCAACATCACGTCTGGTGAGCTGGCCTTCCCGGTTGCGACCTCTGGCGCAGTCTTCGGCTGGCAGACGGACGAGCTGGGCAATGTCGGCGCGGCGCAGAAGTTCGCAACCTCCGAGCGCAACCTGAACCCGGATCACACCGGCGGCGCACAGATGGTCATCAGCCGCAAGGCGTTGAAGCAGGCGGGCGACGGACTGGAAAGCGCGATCCGGCGCGACCTGAACGCGGTGGTCGGTGCCGAGCTGGATCGCGTCGTGGTCAACGGCAGCGGCGCGGACGGTCAGCCCCTGGGCATCATCCCCGGCGCGGCGACCTACGGGATCGCGGCGACGGCCGTGGGCGCGGCCGCCAGTTGGGCCGCTTTCCGCGCCGAGGTCGTGGCGTTCATGCAGGCGAACGCGATCACGTCCGCGTCGCAGGTCAATCTCGGGTTCGACCCCGCGATCTGGGCTGACCTCGACGCCGCGCTGATCGCAGGCACTGCGGTGTCCGAGTGGGATCGCCTGACCAAGCATGTCGGGACGCCCGCCGTCAGCAACGTGATCCCCGACCAGACGGCGATCATGACCGCCACAGTCCAAGGCGTCGCACCCGGCTATCTGGGTATCTACGGGGCCGTTGATCTGATCCGCGATCCCTACACGAAGGCGGGAAGCGGCGCGCTGATCCTGACCGGCCTGGTGACGGCGGACTTCACCGTGCCGCGCGGGCTGCAAACCCGCATCCTTACCGGCATCGGCGCAGTCTGATGCTCTGGGGCGGTCATAACGGCAGCCTCGAGCTGCGATCGGACGGCGGGGCAACCCGCCTGACGGCCCGGTTCCCATACGGTCGGGAAACCGAGATCGCGGCGGGGCGGCACGAGGTGATCGCCCCCCGCGCATTCCGCGCCCGGATCGACAGCGGCGCGGAAATTCACCTGCTGGCAGGACACGACTTCAATCGACCGCTGGCGTCCAGGTCTGCCGGCACCCTGACGCTGACCGATGGCGACGACGCCCTGATGATCACGGCAACCATCGACACCGGCACGAGCTGGGCCCGCGACTTTCTTGCGGCGCACGGCGGCGGACTGGTCCGGGGTCTCTCGCCCGGGTTCCGTGTGTCGAAAGGTGGCGAGTGGATCGAACGGCGCGGCAACGGCATCCTGCGCACGATCGCCTCGGCCGAGCTGTTCGAAGTCTCGGCCGTGACACGCCCCGCCTATTCCGAAGCGCAGATCGAAGCCCGCAACTGGCAACCGATCGGTGACGTGGCCCGCCGCGCGCTTGCATTCTCTCACGCGACCCGATGGAGGTGACGCCATGCTTAAGTGGCTTCAGACCATGCTGCAACCGACTGAGACCCGCGCGAGCGGTTCGAGCTACACCGCGCAGCTCATGGCGACGCGGGAAACCTTCATCTCGGGCCGTCGCGGCGTGGCAGAGCTGACCTCGACCGCGCAGACCTGCGTCAGCCTGTGGGAAGGCGCGTTCGCCCTGGGCGACGTGCAAGGCACCGATCTGCTGACCCGCCGCGTTCTGGCACTGGCGGCGCGGTCGGTGGCGCTGAATGGCGATGCGGTCTTCCTGATCGGTAGCCGTGGCCTGGTCCCCGCGATCGACTGGGACGTGACGACACGCGACGGCGAACCCCGCGCCTACCGCATGACGATCCCCGAAGCGAACGGCGGGCGGATGGTCACCGCCCTGGCGGGCGAGGTCCTGCACCTGCGGATCGCATCGGACCCGGTGACGCCGTGGGTCGGCACCGCGCCGCTGCGGCGGTCCAGTCTGACCGGCGGGATGCTTCACGCGGTGGAATCCGCGCTTGCCGAGACATTCGAGAACGCCCCGCTCGGTTCGCAGATCGTGCCCATGCCGGACACCGGCGAAGAGGACATGGAGACGATCCGGGCCGCGCTGAAGGGGAACCGGGGGGCATCGCTTGTGATCGGGGGCGTGGCCCAGGCAACCGCGGCCGGGATGAACCCCCAGATCGGTCAGAAGCCTGACCAGCTGTCGCCTGACCTGTCAAAGTCGATGACGGCCGAGACGTTGCAGGCGGCGCGCGCGGGGATCTTCATGGCCTTCGGCGTTCTGCCCGCGCTGGCGAACCATGCTGCGACCGGCCCTGTGGTGCGGGAGGCGCAGCGCCACCTTGCCGGGTGGACCTTGCAACCGATCGCGATGCTCCTGGCAGAGGAGGCGACGGCCAAGCTGGGCGGGGAAGTGATGATCGACCTTATGCGCCCGGTGCAGGCCTATGACGTGGGCGGCCGCGCCCGCGCTGCATCGGCCCTGGTCAAGACGATCGCGGAAGCCAAGGCCGGTGGCCTGACCAGCGACGAGCTGGGCGCGGTCATGACGCTGGTCAACTGGGGAGAGGGCGACAACGCGGCATGAGATAGCCAGGTCGCGGCGGGTGGTCGTCCGGTTCCACCAAGCGACCCCGTTACTCGGTGAGTGGGAAAACCCCGAGAGCGCGCGGCCGACTTCCTTGGTCGGCGTGGCGCGCAGCTTCTTTTCAGCAAAAGATGACCGTAGCACCCGTGCCAGCTTTCGAAGCAATGCCGCCCATCGCCAAGGCGTTGAGTCTAGCCGAATTGTGAATTTTTAAGTGAGCGCCAGGTTGGAGCTTTTGCGCAATGCCGCCGAGTGCGAGAGCGTCGAACTGCGATCCATCAACCTCCAAGCTGCCGCCCTTTAGTGCAATACCGCCCAGTGCTAAAGCGTCTAAATGTTTGATCATGAATCATTCCTTTCAAATCGTTCCCATCGAATTGAGTATTGCCGCCTGAAAAGTCAACATGGCATCAGCTCCGCCAATGGCGGGCTTGATTGTGCTGCTGATCTGCGCAAAGGTGTCCGCGGGCCTAGAAACCCGGACCGAGATAGACCGATATCCTGTGCAGGATTACCCCCGTTGGCGCGGGAGCCGGTCGAACTGCGATGACGCTTGGCGGCGTTCGCTCTCCGATAACTTATGTCGGGGTGGTGGCGTCATACAAGACCCTCGCGGGAAAAACGTCACGCTTGTCTCTCGGCAAGTTTCTAGCACCCCGGCGCCAGTCCGTCGCTGGCAAGGCCCTAGAAAGCCGCCAACCGAGAGAACCACCATGACCAACCAACTGACCCGCCGTGCGGTGCTGACCGCGCTTCCCGTTTCCGGGATAGCCCTTGCGACCCCATTCCCCATCCAAGCGCAAGTCCTCGATCCCGTCGTGCCGCTCTACCACCAATGGCTTGCGGCCCGCGCGGAATGGTACGAGCTGGCCAAGCTTCCAAGCAATGCGGACTTTGATGATCCGCGATCTTTGGAAGCTGCCGCCCGGGAGGATGCCGCCTTCAACGCCGCGGCCGAGCTAACGCCCTGTAGCTCGGACGGCATGGCAGCTCTTGCCCATATGGTTTGGGAGTCCTTCGGGCCAACCGCTATCGTGAATAGTCCGGACTACCAACGGCAATGCGACTTTCCCGATATCAAGATGATTGCCGCGCTCTGGCGCGCTGCGAGCGGCAAGCCTGGGCGGCCTTGTGCATATTCTTGACGCCAAGAGCTAATAGGCGGGAGTTTGCCAGTCGAATACAAAATTTTGTATTGCGTTACACAAACTCCCGCTCTAGCTATGGCGTCACACGGCACAGGGAAGCTCAGCCATGAAACCGAACCAGAAACTTCCGACCCTCGCAGTCTGCGACGTTTTGAACATCGACCGGCAGCGGCTCAATGAAGATATCGCGTCTGGCGCATATCCCTGCGCCCCGCGGGCACATGCCCGCACCGGCAGGTTTTGGGATGAGGCGGATATGTGCGCCCTGCGCGTTTATTCGTTTATGATGAACGTCTACGGCGTCGAACAGGCGACCCGAAAGCCCGCGATCAGCAAGCGGGTGGCGGGCATGTATGCCGAAGCTGTCCTGGCCGCGCTGCGGGCGGACCCCGACGCGACCGGCCGCTTCGACTTCCCGCTGGATGGGTTCAACGATGGATGCGTTGCCCGCGCCGAAGGGGACGCCCCGAGCTTTTGGGGGCCGAACGACACCGGCTCCGAAGTCGCGACTATCTGCTTTTCCATCGACGGTATCCGTCAGCAGGTGCGCGCGCGCTACAAGCAATGGGCTGGTGAAGAGTAACGAGAGCGAAGGTCGTTCGGGTTCGTCCGCCCGGCCCTCTCCCAAGGATCAAGAACCGAGTCGAGGTTGACGAGAAATGGGCAATGCGAACCTGAATATCAGCGTCATCGACAAACGGATGCTGAGCCTGACCGAAGCCGCTGCATACACCGGACTGCCCCAGAAACACTTCAAGGCGACGTGTCCGGTCCAGCCGCTCGAAATTCGGCCCGGTGCGAGGTCATGGGACAAGCGCGACCTGGACCGCTGGATTGATGACATGAAGGGAGGGGCCGAGATGACGACGCGAGACGCAATTCTCGGCAAGCTCTGATGACACGGATCAAGGTGAGGGGCTTCAAGATCTTCGAAGATCGGCACGGGAAACCGCGCTGCTACCACCGCTCGACCGGCCACAAGATTGACCTGGATAAGGCCCCGCTCGGCTCGGCCGTTTTCTTTGCGGAGTGCGCACGGATCCAGGCAATCGCGGAGGCGCGAAAGAATCAAGAACCGAAGCCGGGGACACTTGGCGGGCTGATCCTGGTCTATTTCGGAACCGAGCACTTCAAGAACCGCGCAGCCGCGACGCAACGCGATTACCGCAAGTGCGCAGACTTCCTTCACCCGATCAGGGATACCCCGGTTTCCGCGATCAACACGCCGCTGATCGCCGGTATTCACGACAAGGCTGCGCAGAAAATCGGCTGGCGGCGGGCCAACATGGTCCGCACGTTCCTTGGCCAGGTGTTCCGGTTCGCCATTCCGAAAGGGCTGATCGACCGTGACTATTCGGCAGGCGTCATTCCAAAACCCAGGCCGAAGGATCGCCCCTACGCAAACCGCCCCTGGACACCGGAAGAGCGCGCCGCGGTGCTGGAACGCACCGCTCCGCACGTGCGCGTGACGGTCGCGCTGATCATGAACACGGGCCTCGATCCATCCGACGCCCTCAAGCTCATGCGCAGCCAGATTGACGGCAGCACGATCTGGGGCGTTCGCGGCAAGACCGGCGAAGAGATCGCAATCCCGATTGGCCCGACATTGCAGAGGGCGCTGGACGCTGCGCCGCGCCACGACGCGGTGACGATCCTCGCAAACTCCAAGGGGAAGCCCTGGACCTATGACGGGTTCTCGACGGTCTGGCACCGCTTCAAGAAGAAGCTGGAAGCCGAGGGTGTCGTGCAACCGGGACTGACCCTTAAGGGCCTTCGCCATACCGTCGCCACGACGCTGCGCGAGGCGGGGCTTGAAGAGCGACAGATAGCCGACCTGTTGGGGCAGAAGACCCCGGCGATGGCGCGGCACTATTCCCGATCTGCCAACCTCGCAGAGCGCAACCGGCAAACGATGGAAACGCTCGAGGAAGAGAACGAACGGCGATCACAGGTTGTCAAACCCTTCACCAAAAGCGTCAAACCTTAA